TCGGTTCTCACATAGGACGGCACCCAGTGCATCCAAGAAATAAACAGTGCGTTCGGATGTGTATAACGCACATTGAAACCGTTTGTTTTTAGTTTATCAATTAAATATGCGATACACGCCGCATTGTCATATTTTGGCACACCAATAATTATCTCTGGAACTACAAACCAGCAAAATTGTTCATCCTTGCTTTGACGAGATACGGTCTTGATTCTTACGTGAATTCGGTTAAGAATCTTATTAAAAAGAGACAATTGAGTTAAATCATGTTGACGTTTCTTCTCATATAATTCATCAATGTTAAGCCTTTCTGAAAAATCTTCTATATTTTCTAGAGTAAATATATTTGCCATTTAAATAGATTTTAGAAAAAAAAGTTATTAAAATAATTGTATTAAATAATATAATGACTATTAAACATTTAGTTTTGTCTGGAGGAGGACCTATAATGATACAATTATTAGGATCTATACAGCATTTGGAAAGTAATAATTTTATTGATTTGAAAAATATTGAAAGTATTTATGGGACGTCGGCGGGAGCCATTGTTGGAATTTTAATTTGTTTAAAACATGAATACGACTGGGAAACTATTAATGATTATATTATTAAACGGCCTTGGAAGGATGTATTTAAAATTAAAGTGGAGAAAATACTTGAATCATATAGTAAAAAAGGCATATTTGATATTAAAACCATCGAAAAATGCTTTAAACCATTATTTGCTGCCAAAGATATTCATATGGATATAACACTTGAAGATTTTTATAAATATTCTAATATTGAATTACATATGTTTGCGTTTGAAGTGAATGAATTCAAAGTAGAGGACATATCGTACTTAACACATCCTAAATTAGAACTGCTAACTGCTATCCAAATGACTTGTTGTTTACCTGTTTTATTAGCTCCAGTTTGCTTAGATAATAAATATTTTATTGATGGTGGAATTGTATGTAATTATCCGTTAAATTATTGCATTAACTCTGGTAAAAATCAAGACGAAATACTGGGGTTTAAAAATAAATATGACGAAGACAAAAAAAGTCATATTAATTCTGAATCTACATTATTGGATTTTTTAATGTGTTTTTTCTTTAAGATTCTTTACAGTCTAAATACAGACAATACTCAACCATTTATTAAAAATGAATTCATATGTAAAGCTGATAAAATGAGTGTTGAAATGATGAAAAACTCACTTTATAATATTGATGTACGTAAAATTTTATTTGATAACGGAATTGAAGATGCTAAAGAATTTCTCTCTAAATTTGATAATGATGAAAAATTAAAAGATGTGGTAAACTTAGAGAACAGTGTTTAAAAATTGAGTTAAGGTTTCCTTTGTTGGTTTTGCGTCATATTCTATAACTTGACCATCCTTCAACAATTTAATTGTTGGGAAACCTTCAATATTGTACTTGTTCATCAGACTTTCTACTTCAGCAGTCTCCTCGGTACAATTAATTTCTGTGAAAATAACCTTGTAACCATTTATAGTTTTATTTTCATATTCGCTTTTAACATCGTTCCAAGCAGGTTTTGCTGTTTTACAATGAGGGCACCAATCTACATAAAAAAACATTATTTCGGCATCTTTACTATTTTGCGATGAATAGGTATTGTGTTCAGCATTGGCACTATAAGTTACCGGTGCTGTTGCAATTGGCTTGAAAACATAAAAATATATTAGTAAAGCAACACCTATTAATACTATAACTCCACCTATAGCCCATTTATATTCTGATAATTTATCTGTAAGACTGTTACTTCCACCCGCTGGCGTATTCATAGCTACTGTTGATCTGAACATTTATATATATTTAAGAAGAAATTAACGTTATGTTTTAACGAATACAATATAAAGATTAATTATTGTTTTAATTAAAATGTTATTTAGAACAATAGACGGGAAAATCATTGAAATTAATAGATACAATTTTAAGAATGATAAATTATATTATGCAAAAATTATGAGTATTAAACAAAGTTTTTCTAAACTATGAAACTTTTTATAACAAAAATACCCAATAGGCCTAAAAATAGGGTAAATATATAACTGCATAATATGTTTGTGTTCAATTGTGAAATAACATTTCCTGAATTTGCTACATTTGTAGCACTTCTTAAATAATTTGTTTGAATTATATTTAAATAAATTGTATACGACAGAATTATTAAGATTATTATTTTCATAAGCGTCGAGGTTATAAAAAAATTACTCAATGGACTAATAATAAAAAGAATAATTAGGAATATTGACACGGCTGAACATGTACATATTTTCTTTGTTGAATCTGTAAATATAATTAGATTAAAAGGAGTGCTTGAATCCATATATTCTATATTATATTATTTTTTTTATACTTATAATATAATAATGTCACATACGCGTAAAAATAGAAATAATCATAATAAAACAAAAAAAAGAACATTTACAAAAAAAGATTATAATTCAGGCGATGGTATGCTTACGTCAGTGTGGGGACCTGCTCAATGGCATTTTTTACACACGATGAGTTTTAATTATCCTGTTTCACCAACACCCGAAGACAAACGTCATTATATGGATTATGTGAAAAATCTTCAATACGTATTACCGTGTAAATATTGTAGAATGAATTTAACCAATAATTTTAAGAAAAAACCGCTTCAAATGTGTCATATGGCAAGCAGAGAAACCTTTTCGCGTTATATTTATGAACTACATGAGACGGTTAATAAAATGTTGAATAAAAAATCCAATCTAACTTATTGCGATGTGAGAGAAAGATATGAACATTTTAGATCAAGGTGCACCGATGAGAAACCCAAGGTGTTTAACTTTAAAAAGACATCAACGCGAAAAAAGAAGGAAAAGGGCTGTACTGAACCGTTATATGGTAAGAAATCTAAGTGTATTATTAATATAGTGCCACAGGAAGATAAATCCAAAACATTTCAAATGGATAAGAAATGTATTAAGACGCGTGAGTAAATCAACTTTTTCACGAAGTTAAGAAAAGCGGATCAAAATATAATATTATTATTTTTATATAAATGTCATCTGTTTGGACGTCAACTGGGGCAATAATATCATATTGTATTCTTGGAGTATTTATATTGGGTAGTGGTGCTGCGTATTATAATAGTAATGAAAAAGACAAATTAGACGCAGAACGAACAGACTACTTAAATTATAGGCAACAGGAAGAAGATGAAACGGTTCGCAGCGGTGGTAAAAAATCCAAACGCCGCAAACATAGAAAAAACGCATCAAAGAAAAGGCGTTAATTAATATTTATATATTTTACTTTTAATATTTAAATATTTTTGCTCCACTTTTTTAAAAAAGTGGATTACATCCCAAACGAGCTAAAGTCGTTGATTATTGGTTGAGGTAAATAACTATTATCAATAGCGTTATAGTTTGGCACCTTCTTACATTCAAATGATGGCTCAGGGCATCTGGCACACGCAGGGCAAGGCGGGCATTTTGGCGGATTATCTGGATCATTATTGCTACTATTTTTACAGGCAGGACAAACTGGGCATACAGGAGGGACTACTTGCGATTTCAAAATATACAAATCCTCTTGACCTGATGGTATTTGACTTGCTGGAATACCAGGAGGAAGAGAACTGTAATATTGGGTACTATTAGTAGAACCAGAAGATGAAGGCGGTTGAGCATAATAAGCTGTATTTCCATACGGTCCTGATACAGAGCCGGCAGTACCACCATATGGTCCATAATATTGAGTAGATGAGGTTCCGTTATAGTAAGGATTGTAACTATTACTTGTAGTTCCAGCAGTTGTATTACCATAAGGTCCTTGGGCGTAGTAAGCAGTGTTACCATAAGGTCCAGTTACAGATCCGGCGCTACCACCATATTCGCCAGTATATGACATAGCTGAAGTACCAGTTTGATATGGCGACCCAGTACTTCCGTAATATTGTGTAGACGTAATAGAAGCATCGTTTGATTGTGTAGAAACAGCAGCCGAACCCTGTTGCGAAAAAACAATTGTCTGACCACCTGCTAAATTTATCATTATAGCAGTTTGTCCATTACTGTCAGTAACAACAGTTGCTTTCATTAGTAAAGGACCTTGAGCATAATACGTATTTACTGTGGCTGTTATTCCTGATGGAGGTGTTGAAACCAAAATAATCGGAGTTGTTTGGCTAACTTGAACTAATTGAAGACTTTGGCTTCCATCACTATTTACAATGACAGTAATAGTATTACCAGAAGGGTCAGTAAAAACAGTTCCGGTTTGGAGTTGGATAGCTGAACTGGAAGTTGAAGTACTTGAAGTACTTGAAGTAGTAGTTGATGAACTTGATGATGAAGTTTGTGTTAAATAAATTGTTTTACCTTGAGGTAAATTTACTTGTATACTAACTAGTCCGTTGCTACCAGTAGTAACAACTGCTGTCACATTATGAGGCGGTTGAGCATAATAAGTATTAGAAGTGTAAGTTATTCCAGTTGGTGGAGTTGAAGTTAATATTATAGGTGTAGTTTGACCAGCTTGAACTAATTGAAGACTTTGACCTCCGTTGTTACCAGAAATCACAGTAATACTATTACCATTGCTATCAGTATAAGTAGTTCCAGTTACAAGATTTGTTGATGTTGTAGTTGAAGTAAAACTTTCTTTTCCACAATTACCTCCTAAAAAGGAACATAAAAATAGCCCTAATATTAAAATCAATAAAAGAAATAATGCTTCAGTTTTCATTGTATAATTTATATAGTGAAAAAAGTTTAAAACTATTTAATATTAAAATTGAAATTAAAATATTAAATATAATTATTTATTAAATATATTATAGACAATGCCATCTAAAACTGATTACGTAACCGCGAGTATTATTGAAGATTCTGATAATGATAACGAGAGCGACAATGTGAATACTGATAACAATGAAATTGTATTACAACCAAAAATAAAAAAAACACGACAGGTTCAAAAACCATTGCAAAAATTTTACAAGGAAGATGCCAACATATTTGAGATTGGTGTAGACGAAGCAGGAAGAGGACCACTTTTTGGGAGAGTTTACACAGCTGCTGTTGTTTTACCTAAAGATGATTCTTTTGACCATTCAAGAGTCAAAGATAGCAAAAAATTTCATTCTAAAAAGAAGATTGAAGAAGCGGCGGATTATGTAAAGCAAAACGCTGTTGCGTGGTATGTGAGCTTTGAAGATGAAAAAGTCATTGACGAAATTAACATTTTACAGGCTACACAGCGGTCAATGCACACGTGTATTCTGGAAACAAGGAAGCAACTTATCGGCAAAATGAGTAACACCGATTACAAAATTGAATTATTGATCGATGGTAATTATTTTAACCCGATTACGATTTTAAATAAAAAGACGTCCAAAATAGAAACAATACCATATACCACAATTGAAGGCGGTGATAATAAATATACGGCAATTGCTGCGGCATCAATTTTGGCAAAGGTAGAAAGAGATAAATATATTGATGAATTGTGTGAGCAAAATCCGACACTTTCTGAATATTATGGTATTGATTCGAATAAGGGGTATGGAGCTAAAAGACATTTGGATGGAATAAAGGAACACGGAATTACAATTTGGCATCGCAGAAGTTTTGGAATTTGTAAAAATTATGTTTAAAATTTTAAAAATCGAATAATAAATTTCTAAAAATAAAATTGAGACTAAAATACTTTTTTTAACAACAGTTATAAAACAAAACACTTAAAATCTTATCAATAATTAAAATAAAGTAAAATGCGCACATTAGTTTTTGACTCGGAGACCACCGGATTACCCAAAACGCAGATTATAAGCCCGTCAACAATACATTTATGGCCTCACGTAGTCCAGTTTAGTTATATTATATTTGACACGGAACTAAATAAAATAGTAAAAATAAAGGATAGTATTATAAAAGTGCCAGACGGTTTTACAATTGCGGAGGAAAATGCCAAGATACACGGTATTACCACTGAAATATCATTGGCTCAAGGTACAAGCTTGCAACCGGTTCTTGAAGAATTCTTCACTGATTTTGATAGTGCCGACCATATTGTGGGACATAATGTGTCGTTCGATATAAATATGATTAAAGCAGAATTACAGCGCTTGATAATGAATAGTTTTAATGTAGACGAAGTTATAAAGCTCCAGGAATATTTAACAAAAATAAATACATCAACCAAGTTTTATTGTACAATGCAGGAAACGATTGAGTTATGCGCGATAGAGCTGAAAGATAAATACGGTAGGCCTTATAAAAAATTCCCTAAATTAGTGGAACTGTATCAAAAAATGTTCAGCGTCACGCCCAGAGGCTTACATAATTCGCTGAATGATGTCATAGTTTGTTTACGATGTTTTATAAAATTAAAATATGAAATTGATATTGTAGAGCTTAGCGAAGAAGTGAAACAAATGATTAAGGATTATTTATAGATTTTTAGATTTGTAGAATTATAAAATAATAATATTTTATTATATTATATATTATGGACAGTAGTAGCAAAGACATTGAAAGTCCAAGAGAAATAAATGAAGAATGTGGGGCTTATCCTAATGACCCAGAAGATGTAAGAAAATTTGGAGAACTGTTGGTTAATATTACAACAAACAAAGGAGATTATGTATTACCTTTTCCAATTACTACACTTGTAATATTTTTTTGTTATCAAATAGAAACCGATTTACAAACAGATATTAGCAAAATTTATTGTCTTATAGGATTTATAACAAATAGTGTTTCTAATTTCGTGAAATCGCGTCCAGATATTAAAGATAGTATTGACCAGATGAGTGAAAAAGAATTAGAAGATGTGATTTATCCTCAAATTCTTGAAATGTTAAAGTCTCCGATGGTTGAAAGTAAAAGTGGTGGAAAAAGAAAAGGAAAAAAAACTCAGAAACGTAGAAGGCGTGGTGGTATGTTGTCAAGATTTGGTAAAATGGGATCACGAGCAACGGCGCCATTTATATCAGCAGCATCGGCAACAGTTAGAGGCACATATAGATTAGCTGGCGCAATTAAGGACTGGCTTCCAGAAATATTAACGATAATATATTTTGCGTATCATATTTTTTATTTTTTGTACTATGCTCGTCTTATTCGCATAAAAACAGGTAGCGCTTTAACACCGAATGACCCAATCTTTAGCGAATGGATCTCAAATGTTACATCAGGTGTTAAATCTGGTGAATACCTACTTTTAGACCCTAATATAACAACTGGTCTTGTCCCTGTCGGTGATATTAGTAGAGAAATGCAAATATATGCGCCAGGCGGAACAAGAGTAGAAGAATTCATTAAAAACGCACAATTCCTTTCAACTTTTTTATTAGGTACTATGTTGCGTAGACAATATTCTTTTGGAAATATGTTAGTTTCAAGTGTACAATCAGTAGAAACACAAATTTCAGTTCCCGGACCGAATGAGATGAGTAAAAAACTTTTCAAAGTTGTAGTAAAAGGTATGATGGATGATTGTTTTAGTGATGTCCCACCTAAGATGATTATAGCTGAAGCGAATTTTCTAAATGAACTTATGACAGAACACGCTCCTTTGCTTGCTCCTTATTCTCAACAATTTACAGATAGTATAAAAGCTGCGCTTCCATCGGACATAGAAGTGTCTGCTGAAAG